TCAGCAATTGATAGCGATGGTGTGGGTAATTCTCTTGGTAGTTATGATGGGGACGATAATGAAGTAATGATAGGCGATACTTGGTATCACGTTTTTAGAACAGAATAATGAAGTTATTAAATTTAATAGAAGGTAGAAGAGAAGATATACTCAATCGTTTTGATGAGAACCCTGAGTTACGCAAAACAATAGAGGAGTTCTTAGACCATGAATTCAATAAAAAAACAAATTATAAATATGTAAATTGGGTACTTAAAAGAAATTTTGATGACCTTGGTAACACAATTATTTCTTTAGATAACGTAATCGATTGGATTGAAAAATTTGATAGAGTAAGGAAAAACTTACAATACAAAGATATTAATCAATATAAAAACATTCAGGACCTAATTGATACGTTAGAAGTTTACGGGGATACTAAAAGTGAAGAAAAGACCAAATTAGAATCAGGTACCGCCAAAGTATATGAAGACGCCGAAGTTTTAATAGTTAAACCACTTAGTCAAAAATCTTCATGTTATTATGGTCAGGGGACCAGATGGTGTACATCCGCCAAGCGAAGTAATCAATTTGATAATTATTTTGGAAGAGGTCCTTTATATTACTTCATATTTAAAAATTTAAATAAAGATAATGATTATTATAAAATTGCTATTCATTACGATGTGATGAGTAATATGTTCAAACTTTATGATGCTAAAGATAATGTTAACGATAATCTTTTAGGTTTTTTGAAAAAAAATCCCGCTTTTGATTCTGTTGAAAAAGATATTGAAAAAAATCATAAGTTTGATAAAAGTAAAAATCAAAAAAGTATGTTAGTCAAACTTTTAAGGACTAATAATTTTAATTTTAGTAAAATTAGAAGATACGTATTGTACGATAAGTCAGTTCATATATTGGGAAATAATGACACTCTTGTAGTAGCTAAATACGGTGAAAAAAGTATTATCATTAAAGTAAGTGATGATGGTGATGAAATAATATTTTACGGACCAAAAAGTAATATTTTAGATAAAAGGCCTACGTATGAAATGGTAGAGTATCTTGATATAAATTCAGACCCACATGATATAGACCATTTATTAAGTAAAAATACTATACACACCAACTATAAAGTTATTAGAGATTTATTTAATTTCTTTATTGAAGAATTACATGAAGAGTTAAGTGTAGGTAATCAAGAAGGTTTTAAATTTTGGAGTCCTATAAACTTACAGTCAAATTATCGATTTGAAAGTAGAAATCCCGACAACGCTTACATTAAATTTTTAAATTATATAATTGAGAAAACAAATGAAGGTGAACCCGCCAGTAAGAAAGACTTCTTACTTAATGTCTTAGAAAAAGACCCTGAACAAGTAGTATTTTCAGGATATCTATCAACAATGTTCAGTTCAATGAAAGATGCTGGACTCGTTAGTCTTTACAGAGCCGATACTTCGCCTTATTTTAGGTACAAGATTGGGCCCAACTACAGTGATTGGGAAAAAGAAAGACTAAAGAGAATATGAGATTAGATACAAATTGGATTTTACAAGAACCTATAGATTTAGAACATAAACAATATGTTCTATTAGATTATATCAATAAAGTTGATAAAGACTTCGATAACTTTAAATTATACCCTTCTTTTCAAGAATTGTCAGTACATTTAGCTAATATTGGCTCCATTAGAGATAAGTCAAAATATATTACACTTAATAGAGAACCTGTGGATATCGATGACGAAATTTTATTGGACGATTTGGTATATAATAATTTAAAACACAATGTTGAAACAAAAGAAGAAATCTCAAAGATTATAAAGTTTTCACAGGATAAGTTAACTGATTTATTTTTAATAGGTAAGTCTATATGGACATTACTATACGATAATGTTTCTATAAGAATTGTTTTTAATGACCTTAAACAAACGAACACTAAACCAGGAATAGGTTTTTTTTATATAGTATATGATGAGGTGTTACACCTTTATCAATATAAAATTAATACCATAACTAAACAAACTGTTGAAAACAAATGTTCGGTGAATTTAATTTACAAAGGTGATGTGGTAGACGTAACAGATAAAGAAACTTTAGTCACACTCATTAAAAATAATTATATATTACCACTTAATAATTTAGATAAGACTAAAATATTAAGTAACATTGAGAATTCCTTCCCAATTTTTAGGGTTCGATACGAAGAAAAATTCCCATTAGAAGGTTCTATTTTATCTATTGCTAAGAGAAAAATTATGAACTATATTTTTCAAACAATTAAAATTCAAGAATTAAAGTCTTAAGATGAGTAACATTAAACTTAAAAAACCTGACCATATTGTATGGGACGAAGAGAATCAAAAATACAATGCAAATATATTACCTTATGGAAGTAGTGTGTCTGCACCTGTTATAAAAATAGAAGATATTTCATCCTATAAACAAAGAAATGTTGAAAAGATACAAAAAAAATTCAATAAAAAATATCAAGAATTAGTAGATGAATATAATAATTTAGTTGATGAGGTTAAATTAAATCAAATAGTGTATGAGTCTAAATTTTCTTTTGAGCCGATAATAGGACATATTTATCATCTTTATTATGGAAATGATGGAAAATATTTCTTATCATTAATAGAACCTGAAATGTGGAATCAAGAATATGTTTTAAGTGTCGAATTAAATTCTGAACATAAGTGGGTCTTAATAAAAAAATCTAAAAACTAATGAAACTTCAAACCCCTAAAGATGTTAAAGTAACTGACAATACTGTTTCGGTTCTTTTAGCTGGTGGTTTAGGTAATATGATGTTTCAAGCGGCAACATTAATGGTTTATGCTAAAGAAATGGGTTACGACCCAATCGTTGGTTATTGGACTACACATCAATCAGAGAGTTCTAAATTTAATGAACACCTTAATCGAAATGGTAGAAATATACATTTTGACCCATGGGGTGGACACATATTAAAAGACCCACATATATCATTTGGAGATGTTTACCCTAAGTTACCATGGTTTGATAGTAGACCTAATGCCTTTGACTGGTGGTTTGACCAAAGTTTAGCTTGGGATATTGACACAGGAGAAGGTGGTGTGTACTATGATTTAAAACAAAAAGTTAAACCCCCTTATCTATTCCAAGGTTATTTTTTTAATAAATTGTATTGGCATCATGAGAGGGACTATATCTTAGAAATGTTCGAACTAGATAAAAACATATCTAAATATATTGAATATAATTATGGGAGTTTATTTAAAAATAGTATTTCTTTACATCTAAGGATGGGTGGAGGTAGACAAGATAATTTTTTTGATATAAAATTAATACCTGAAGAATGGGTTATTAAAATTTTAAATAATGAGAGTGACGGTCATAAAGTACTAGTTTTTTCAGATAATTTAGAGTCAGCCAAAAATTTTGTAAACAAATTAGGTTTTCCTAAAGAAAAGTTTGTTTATATTGACGAAGACCCGTATATTGCGGTTCATATGATGAGTATGTGTGATAAACATATATTATCAAATTCAACGTTATCATTTTGGGGTGCGTACCTTGATAAGAAACAAGAAAATGAGTATACTTTTATTCATGAAAGTTTTTTTGAAAGACATCCACACAGTATGATACCTTACGATAAGTGGAAAATAAATTATTAAATATAAAAATCATGAATAAATTATCTAAAACGACTATGAATAAAATTGAAGGTAAACTTAGAATACCTATTAACATTAAGTATATTGCAGATTTTATAGTAAAAGATTCTATTGAAAAAACTAAAAAAATATTAGATAAATTAGTTGATGATAATATTGTTGAGGAGATGGAAAACAATAAAGGTTTTTATATGTTAAAGTCAAACAAAAAAACAAATGAGTAAAAAAGAACTAGTGTCTCACCCTATACATTACGGTGGTGAAGATAATCCGTATGAGGTTATAAAAATAGCGGAGGCGACAGGGTTAGATGGAGATGCATATCTATTCAACGTACTGAAGTATATAGTTAGAAGTGGAAAAAAAGATGATAATCCACCTGTACAAGATTTAAAAAAAGCATTATTTTATTTAAATAGAAGAATAAAAACAATTGAAAAAAATGGAGAAAAATAAAATTTATTGCGGTGATGGCCGTAAACTTATGTCGGATATGTCCGAAAAAACAGTAGACTTAGTTGTCACTAGTCCACCTTATGGTGTTGGTATTGATTATGATAGTTGGGATGATGACAAAGAAATAGCCGAGTATTGGAAATTTACAAGAGAATGGTTAAGAGAAACTTACAGAGTACTTAAAGACGATGGCCGTATTGCACTCAATATTCCCTATGAAATTAATCGACAAAAAAAAGGGGGTAGAATTTATTTTTCTGCTGAGATATGGATGATTATGAAAGAAATCGGTTTTGGATTCTTTGGTATTGTAGATTTAGAAGAAGATTCACCTCATCGTTCAAAAACAACCGCTTGGGGTAGTTGGATGAGCCCATCTTCACCATACATATATAACCCTAAAGAGTGTGTTATTTTAGCTTATAAGAAAAAACACAAGAAAGACGTTAAAGGTACACCACAGTGGAAGGGTGAATTTCAGATGGTCCCAAATGAAAAGATTGAAGGAGAATTTAGAAAAAAATTGGTTTACGAAGATAAAGACAAAAAAGATTTTATGTCTTTAGTGTTTGGTCAATGGAATTATTTTGCAGACACAAGACAAAAAACCAAGGCGACTTTTTCATTAGATATACCATACAGAGCAATTAAGATTCTTTCGTATAAAGAAGATGTGATTATGGACCCTTTTAATGGAAGTGGTACAACATGTTTAGCCGCTGAAATGTTGGGTAGACCTTGGATTGGTATGGATATCAGTAAAAATTACTGTGAAGTTGCTAAAGAAAGACTAAAAGAATACCAAACTGAACAAAAACAGTTGAAGTTAGTTTTAGATGAACATACGAGAAATTAGTGTTAAGAACCAAGACTCAATTACTATAGTAACAACTAATGGTCATGTAAAAACATTTAAAAAAGAAAGTTTAATTGGACCTAAAAAAGTGTGGATTGATAATATCATCGCATGTTCATTATCATTAATGAGTGAAACCCCTACAAAGTGAGGGGTTTTTTGTTATTATAGATATTTATTAATAAAAGTTTTTATGTCAAAGTTATTTATAAATGAATCAGAAGAGTCTCAAATACGTAAAATGTATTTAATTGAAGGTGACTCTGACAAAAAAGATGGTACGACAATGAAAGCCAGTCAAAACTTTTGGGACCATATTAAATTTGAAGAAGGTGACCCCAAAAAACCAATTGGTAATATAAAGGAACCTGTATTAAAGTCTTATAAAGATACTAGTGGTGTATGGACAATAGGTTATGGACATACAGGCGAAGATGTAAATACGGGGTTAGTAATAGATAAAAAAACCGCATTAGAGTTACTTTATAAAGATGCTTCTGAGGCTGCCGACTGTGTTAGAAGATTTTTAGGGGAATGGAAAGATAAAGGATTAAAAACGTATATGTTAACTCAAGGGCAATTTGATTCGTTAATATCATTAGTTTTTAATACTGGATGTGACTCAGTTAGAATGTCAAGATTTATACAATATGTTAAGTCAGGTCAATATATAAAAGCGGCAGAAAGTATTCTATCATATAAGTCCTCAAATGACGGTCTTAAAAATAGAAGAACAAAAGAAAAAAATATGTTTATATCATGAAAAAATTAATTAAAGAATCAGGATTAAGAAATATCAACGACTTATCTAAGAGATATGAGAAAGCTAAAATATATTTTCATCAAGATTTAGACGGTGTTACTACTGCCTTAGCTATGAAAAATTATTTAGAGAATAACGGAATCAAAGTTGTTGATTCTGAAATAATACAATACGGTGATAAGGAATTTGCGGTAAAGAAACAAGACGCTAAAGGTGATACGATGCCAGTTTTAGTTGATTTCGCACACGGAAAACCGATGTTTGTAGTACATACTGACCATCATGATAGTCAAACGGGTGTGGAAGGTGATACATCAACATCATTCAGGTCATCACGTTCAAATGTTGAGACCTTATCTCAAATAATGTCACCAAGTGATATCTTTACTGCCGATGATATTAGATTAATATCTACAGTTGATTCTGCAGATTTCGCTAAGTATGGATTAGAACCACAAGATATAATGAATTTTGTATTTAAACTACAAAAAGATAAGTCATTACAAAAAAATAAAATGGCTTTAGGTTTAGCGACTAACAAACTTATGTTAGCTTATAAGAATAAACCAGGTTTTATGGAAGATTTAGTAATGACATCCCAACCATCACTATTAAATATATTTCAAAACATTAATAGATTAGCCGCGGAAAAGGGGTATGCATTACCTGAAGAGATGGCGTTGAATCAAAAAGATTATGTACAGAAACAAAAAGATAGTGAGAAAGTTTATGTTGATGACGGAATTATAGTACAATACGGAGGTGGTTCAATGTTTAAACCAGGTTCTTATGACCGTTATACTCCATTCAAAAATAATCCTGAAGCTGACTTTATAGTAATTGCATGGCCAATGGGGTTAGTACAAG